TAGATTTTGGAGCAGATAAAACAGCTACATCTGGAGTTTTCACAATTCAGTTTCCGGCTAACACATCAACAGCAGCGATTCTAAGGATCTCTGGTTAATCGTAGGAGGTAAACTCCTATGGCAGGTTGGTCGAATAATACCTGGAACACAGGATCTTGGGGAACGGGCGTTGATAACATCGTTATTCCCACAGGGCTAACTGCGTCTGGTGCTACAGGATTTCTTTCAACAACTTCTACAGTAGAGCAAGGTTGGGGTAGAGATCAATGGGGTGCTAGAGCGTGGGGTAACCCAAGTCAAATTGTAGTTCCAACAACACCTGAAGACGACATGACAATGTCGTTGAATTCTGTTTCGATCACTGCAGAAATTAACGCTGGTTGGGGTGGAAAAAACTGGGGAGATAATTCTTGGGGTGTTGCATCCAACGTTAATCCATCCGAATTAGATAACGCTGCAGTAGCAGCTCTTGGAACTGTTGCAATAACAGCAGGTGCTAACACAGGTCCATCTACAAATAACAATCAACTTATTACAACTAATCTTAATTCTGTAACTGTTGACATTCAAACAAAAGTATTTCCAACAGGTATTGCATTAACTGCAGCCGAAGGAACAGCTGATGCTGGTCCTGATGCAATGGCAACCGGTAACCAAGCAAACATGGGTCTTGGAACTCTTGATGCATTTAATCAAACTGGTTGGGGCAGACAACAATGGAACGTAAACGCGTGGGGTGTTGAAGGTCAATTCGCAACAGCTACTCCAACAGGTATTTCAATGACAGCTTCTGCTGGAACATTAGGAATGACCGGTAATGCTAATTTAACTCTTAATACTTTAAATGTAGCACAAGCAACTCTTGGTATTGTAGATCCAGCTCCTGATGCAGGGGTTGTTGGTGAAGCAATGATTGTATCTGTAGGTACGGCTTTAGGTCAAGCTGGAGCTGGTGCAACTCCTTCAGGTATTCCAATGACAGCTGGATTAGGAACAGTTACAGCTGTTCCAAGTCAAGAAGTTCCGCTTACAGGTTTACCTGCATTGGCAAGGCTTTCTTCAGCGTTTACTATTAATATTCACGTTGATGTACAAGTTACAGGTTTAGGCTTGACTATGAACCAAGGTTCTGGTAATGCTTTGATCTGGAACGAAGTAAATACAGGTTCAGCGCCTATAACACCTCCAGGATGGCGTGAGGTGGCTGCATAAAGAGTTTGACACAAACTCTTATTTTTAATAAAATGAACGAATAAGGAATTAAAAAATGGCTAATTCAACATCTGCTAACCTAAAACTTACAGTCCAAGCAACGGGTGAAAACTCGGGAACTTGGGGTCAAATTACAAACACAAACTTATTAATCTTAGAACAAGCTATCGGTGGTTTTACAACTTTTAATTTAACTAATGCTAACAGAAGTTTAACATTTTCTAATGGTGCACTCTCTAATGGTAAAAATGATGTTATCAAACTAACAGGAACATTAGCAGCTAACAGAACGGTTTCTATTCCAGATGGAATAGAAAAAACTTATTTTGTGCAAGATGCATGTGATCATGCTGGAAATACTTTAACTTTTAAAACTTCTTCAGGAACAGGTGTTCTTTTATGTGAAGGTAATTGTTACACATTATATTCTGATGGAACTAATATCGAAAAAGTAAATGAATACAGAAAATGGAGAGCTGTATCAGCAGCTGAAACGGTTCAAGCTGGAGCTCAACTTTTAGTAAATACAAATGGTGGAGGAGTAACTATTACACTACCTGCATCACCATCTCTTGGCGATGAAGTTCATTTTGTCGATCAAGGTTATGATTTTGATTCTAACGCATTGACTGTTGGTAGAAATGGTTCTAATATAGCTAATGCAGCATCAGACTTAGTTGTTAATACACAAGGCGCAGCTTTTGGATTAGTATTCTCAGGTGATGCTACAACAGGATGGACTTACACGGAGAAATAATATGTCAAATTACGAAGCAACAAAATACGATTTTTCAGGAGCAAATCTTACAGGTATCGAAGGAATTCCTACAGCAACTATTGTGCCGTGGTCTTCTGCTTCAGTGCCAACAGGTTTCTTAGAATGTAACGGAGCAGCAGTTTCAAGATCAACTTACGCTGCATTATTTGCTATCGTAGGTACAACTTACGGAGCTGGAGATGGTGCAACTACTTTTAACGTACCTGATTTGCAAGACAACGTAGCAGTTGGAAAATCTGGAACTAAAGCTTTAGCTTCAACTGGTGGAGCAAACACAACACCTGTAACTGCAGGTGGAAACATAGGTGGGACAACAGCCAACGCGACTTTATCAACTCCGCAGTTAGCTTCTCACTCTCACCCAGGAAGTTTTAACAAAACACCCGTTGGTGGTATTGGTGGTCCTCCTTCAGGATCAATCGCAGGACCTTCAACAAGTACAGGATCAGTTGGATCTGGTGGTGGTCACTCTCACAACATGAGTGCAACGTTTTCAGGTAACACTGCAAACCCATCAGTCTTACAACCATATTTAACAATTATTTATATTATTAAAACGTAGGAGATAAAATGGCGTCACAAGGAACATGGACAATTGTATTTGAAGACAGAATGGTTATTAAAAATAATGGACCAGAATCAGGGACTGGTTATGTTATTGATGATAATTCTTTTTGGACTCAATCAAAATTTTCAAATGTTTGGGCTGTGCAATATGGAACTTCAAACGTTAATGATCAAGTAGAATATAGAGATGATACACCTCATGCAAGTTGGGCTGATGCATCTTTAGGTGACATTAATGATTTTACTACTAGATGGGATGCAGCTCACTTAGCTAGATTACAATCTGATTGGGATAATGATAATGCTAGCGATGACGAAACTAACGAAGAAAAAGTTGCTAGATTAGGTGCAAGACCTACATCATATTCATCGTAACATCATCCAAGAAGTTAAGATATATTTACCATCACCTGATAAAGGTGGATTACCTCTATGTACGTAAGGAAAACCAGCAGGCCATATAACTATTCTACCTGCTTTAGGTTTGACTCTTTTTGAAAAATGTAAAAATTCTGTTTCTCCGCCTTCTTCTACATCGTTTAAATAAATAGAAAAAACAAAAGCTCTAGGTTCATTTTCATATCCTTTACCATGTTCGATATGCCATGCGTGATAGCCTTCGGTACGTAAAGTTTTTTGAAGTTTTAAACACGTATAGAAAAACTGATCTACACAATAAGCTTCTTTTGCACCTGTCACAGTTAAATAATTTTGAAAGGCAATATCAAAATTCATCATCATGGTTTTTACTTCTTCCCACCACAAATCTATATTATGTTCGTTTGCAAAAAATTGTTGATCTTGTTTAGTTAATGTCCCTGCTTTTTCAAAATCAGTTCTGTTAATTGTCTCATTAAATTTTACTCTTCTTTCATAAAAATCTATGGCTTTCTGACAATCATCAGGCATGATAAAGTTGTCATATATGCCAATAAAATTCTCGATTTTGTAAGTTTTTTCCATTAAGATCTCTCTTTCATATTTTAAATAAGTATTATATAACGATTTATATGCTACAGAAATTAAAATTCAAGCCAGGATTTAACAAACAAGATACAGAGTCAGGGGCAGAAGGCCAGTGGACAGATGGAGATTTTGTTAGATTTAGATATGGATTACCCGAAAAGATAGGTGGATGGCTACAATTAACAGCTGCTAATAAGACTTTACCTGGAGCAGCCAGAGCTCAAGTTGCATTTTCAAGTTTTGAGGGTGAAAAGTATGCTGCAATAGGTACATCACAAGGTTTATTTTTATATTATGGTAATGACTTTTACGACATTACTCCTTTAGATACTGCGATCACTGGATGCACATTAACGACTGTTAATGCATCAAGAACTGTAACTATTAACAAAGGCTCGCATGGTTTAGAAGTTGGCAGATATGTGACTCTTTCATCTGTTACAGTTACAGGAGCATCAGATTTTACTGCAGCCGAATTGGAACAACCCTATGAAATATTAACTGTTCCAGATATAGATAAGTTTACAATACAAGCATCTCGTGCTGAAGGAGGAACTGGTATGACAGCAGCCGGAGCTGCAACTGTTAATCCATATGTTGAAGTTGGACCAACGACTCAAACAACTGGTTATGGTTGGAGTACATCTACATGGGGAGCGTCTACGTGGGGAACTGCTAGAGCAGCTAGTAACGTAACTCTAGATCCAGGAAACTGGAGTCTAGATAACTTTGGTCAAGTGTTAGTTGCAACTATATTTAATGGTAAAACTTTTACATGGGATGCAGGAGCGTCTAACCCAAGAGACAACAGAGCATCATTAACCACATCAGGTTTTGCCACAGGTAATAATCCTACGGCTACTAGATTTACATTAGTCTCGGATCGAGACAGACACTTATTTCATTTTGGAACCGAAACAACCATTGGTGATACGACGACACAAGATCCTATGTTTGTAAGATTTTCTAATCAAGAAGATTTAAATACATATACACCCACAGCCACTAACACAGCCGGTACGTTTAGATTAGATACAGGTAATGAGATCAGAGCAGCACTTCAAGGTAAAGACTATGTGTTTGTTATAACTGATCTTGCAGCTTATGTTATACAATTTGTTGGCCCACCATTTACATTTAGTGTTAGACAGGTTGGTACTAATTGTGGATGTATTGGTCAACACGCAGCCACATTCGTTAATGGTTCTGTGTTTTGGATGGGATCTCAAGGTGGGTTTTTTGCATTTGATGGAACTGTTAAATCATTACCATGTCTTGTTGAAGATTTTATTTTTAGTACAGATGGAGATAATTTAGGACTAAACTTTAATTCTAGTGATGTTATTTTTGCAGGTGCAAATAACTTATACACAGAAGTAAATTGGTTTTATCCTAAATCAGGATCTGATCAAATAGATAGATGTGTTACATATAATTATGCAGAAAATTGTTGGACAACGTCGTCTTTAGATCGAACAACATATCAAGATCAAAGTGTATTTGATAATCCTTATGCTACAGATTATGGAGATTCAGATACTCCTGTGTTTCCTGCCATATTAGGAATTACAAATAAATATGGAGCTAGTATTTATTACGAACATGAACAGGGAACAGATCAAGTTAATAGCACAGCAACCACAGCTATCCCTGCGTTTATTAGATCTGGAGATTGGGATATAACATCAAGACGTAGTGCCTTAGGTCAGGCTACAGGAGTTGTAGATTACAGAGGAGATGGAGAATTTTTTATGGCCGTAAGACGATTTATACCTGATTTTAAATACCAACAAGGGAATGCTAAAGTAACTTTACTCGTAAGTTCTTATCCAGATGAAGTAGCAATTAGCTCACCACTTGGACCCTTTACAATTACCTCAACTACTGATAAAGTAGATACTCGAGCCAGAGGAAGACTTGTATCTGTTAAAATAGAAAACGATGGTACAGGTGAAACCTGGAGATACGGAACACTAAGACTAGACGCACAACCGGACGGAAGAAGATAATGGAATATCAAACTATAGTAAAACCTGATGGAACAATTGAAATTGTACCTGTAGATACATCACAACAGGACTATCCATTTAGATCTATGGCAGAAATGGATCAGGACAATAGAACATTTTTTGAAGAGTTTACTAAAGAAAAAATACCACCAGTGCCATTTCAGTTTCCTACAAATATTCAACAAGGTATTAGTACTTTTGGAAGTCCAGAAGATGTTCAACAAGGTTTTGTTAAAGGATCAGAAAGTGATATTTCTTTCCCACCAACACTTGGAATTGATACTTCTTTTGGTGTTGCTAATGAACCAGATGAAGAAGAACAAGAAACAAACCAAGGCATTGCTAAACTATTTGAATTTTTAGGAAATCTTTCACCTCTTAAATTTATTACAAAAGGAATAGGAACATTATTTAATCCTAAAGGTTCTGATATGTATATGCCATCAAAATTTGGAATAGGTCAATTTAGTGCAGCTGATTTAAATAGAATGAATGCTTTAGGTGGATATTATTCTGAACCTGCAAGAGCTCAAAGAAGAGCTAGAAACAGGGTAGCTAACCTATTAAAAAGAAAATCAGCTGGTAAAAGTTATTCTGAGAAAAATTTACAAGAACTTCAAGATGCATTATCTGGATCTGCAAGTATGGCTAACTATGCATCACCAGAGCTAGCTGCTAAATCTTCTAAAGTAGGAGTAAGTGGTTTTAAAGCTGGAGATGATATTAGAGAACAAGCAAGCACTAGTAGTAAATATGGTTTCTAATGGCTAAAGTAACAAACTACATACCTGAACCAAAACAAGAATACGATGTAGAAAATCAAAGACAGATACTTGAGTCTTTGACTACATTACAGAATCAATTAAACTTTTCTTTTCAACAAGACTTGAAAAACGAACAGGACGCATTTAATTTCTTTTTATCATGAGTATAAATTATAAAAATGCTAGTGTTATATTAAGCACTACAAATATGACTACAGTTTTGAATATTCCAGTCACCGCTGTAGCTATTGTTAAATCTGTATACGTGGCTAATAACAGCACCGGTGCTGTAACTGTAAATTGTGATCTTAGAGATAGTTCTGCAAGCACGGACGTAGAATT